GAAGAACAGACCTTTGGGATTCTATTAGTGAAAATCAATTCATTTCTAAAAGCGAATTGTTGAAGACACTATTAGAAAGTGATATTCTTCACAAAGACTTATCTGTGGTTATCGTTGGTTCTTGGTATGGATCTATTCTTATTCCTGTACTTGCGCCCTTGGTAAAAGAGATAGATCTATTTGATATCGATGTGGAAACTCAAAAGATTGCATCAAATATGCATGATTACGACAACCTCACTTTTTCTACATCAGATGTAACAGAGAAACAAAATAAATCGTTCCGAAAAGAAAACGATCTGTTGATCATTAATACGTCTTGTGAACATATGGGATCTATGGATGAAATGATAGCATTGCAGAGACCATGGCGCAGTGGTGATTCTTCGAATAAACAAGTATGGTTTGCTTTTCAATCAAACAACATGTATGGTATTGAAGGACATATCAACTGTAAAGATACACTACAAGATTTTAAAAATGATCTACCAATTAGAAATTTGATTTTAGAACAAAAAGAAATCGAAGAGGAACGTGGTGTTCGCTTCTTCTTATTTGGAAAAGTTGTAAAACCTTATGAGATGAGAGCAGATGGTACATACTATCCAACATTAGAAAATCGATTAGGAATGATTAAACTAAAAAATATATTGAAAAAGAAAGAGGTGCAGAAATGAGTAACCTTAAAGAACTTACATGGGAACATCATGAACGTGCGGAGACTTCACGTTTCGCAACGCTGTTGATGAGTGGAAATATCGATCCTAAATCATATCAACTTTATCTGTTCAACCAGATGATTTGTTATGGTGCATTGGAAGGCGCAGTGGATTTACCAGAACCATATCGTCCTGTGTTTCGTTCTAATGCAATTTACGAAGACATGCATGAACTAATTAGTGAACATGGGTTGACGCCAGTTGAAAAGGCACTAGATACTACTGTAGAGTACGTGAACTATGTCGAAGGTATCAAACACGACAATCACAAACTACTTGCGCATGTCTACGTGCGTCACTTTGGTGATCTACACGGTGGTCAGATGATCAAGAAGAAAGTGCCAGGCAGCGGTAAGTATTATGACTTTGAACATCGTTACGAACTTATCAAAGGTATGCGTACACTACTAGATGATTCTATGGCAGACGAAGGAAGAATTTGTTTTGATTTTGCATTCCGTTCATTTGAAGAATTGAGTGAATATGTCCCAGAATAGTGATAAACTAAAAATATTTGCAGAAACCCTTACGTCCATCTTCAATGAACATCTCGCTCCATACGAAAATGAGAAACATGTTCAGGAGTTTGATGGTTGGGATGATAAGTTTTGGAGATCTGGTCTTATAGAGAAATGTCACCTCAAAATCATCGATTCACTAGATAGTCGTAAACTTTGGTTGTTGCATTTGAATATTTTTCCACGTCCTGGCTGGGATCTACCAATCCTTGGATGTGATATCGTTGCAGGCCCCAACAAGATTAGTGGGGCCTTTTTTGACTTTTCCCCTGTGGTACATGATGATCATGTCATGTGTGAACACTTCAACAGGGAGACTGAGAAGTTTACTTGGAAGAAACCACGTGAACTACCAGACTGGGCGCAGGAGATCTTCAGTGACCATATGATGGCAGTGGGAAACGTTCGTGAAGAAGAAACAGATCAGTTTATCCTTGCCACCACTAATCTAATATGTTATTATATGGATAACTTCAACAAAGAAGCCGTTCAGGTAGATTTCGACACTAGGGACATCCTGAACAAGTACTGTATTAACCAAAAGAAGAATCATCAGTTACACAGGAGTATTCTTTCGATGGGTATTTCAGAAGAAGATAAAGACTATTATGTCAATAACATATTATTTGAGGAGCATTAAAATATAATGAGTGACGTGGTCTCATTAACACCAGAAAAAATTCATCTCGCCATTTCAGATCAAATCAAAAGTGGCATCCCTTACATTGAAGCATTGATCAACTATGCAGAAAAACACAATCTAGAAATTGAATCAGTTGCAGATGTAATCAAGAAGTCCAGTATTTTAAAGGAGAAGATCCGCACCGAAGCAGTAGACCTTCGCATGGTCAAAAACGAAGAAACAAATATGGTTGACATTACTACACTATGTGAGTAAAATATGATGGTAGATGTACCTAGTTATGTAAACGATAGGTCATATGAGGTGTACATAAAATACCTCGCAATGAAAAAACATTTCACGTCGAAAGGCTATGATTATCATAAATACAATGGTAAGGTAAGAGCATCCTTCGACGCATTCAAAAGTCGCAACGATGCATTTTACTTTGCAAAACTTGGTAAACAAGACGACTACGAAAACGTCCTTCTTGCAAACTTAGTCAAGAACCCAAACGCATGGATTCGAGATATCGCTGAAGACGATTTCTTGTACGTCGAATGGAAGAAAAAGATTGACTCGTTGGGTTACACCTTCAAGTCTGACTTAAAGCATCTTAACGATGACTGGAAGTCAAACTTCGTAACCGATGGTCAACACCCAGTCGTATTGACTCTGTATCTACAGAAGAAGATTACACTGGAAACATTTGCGATACTAACACATATCGCAAATATTTTTGAATATTGGGACAAGAATTTGCTTGACAAATTCGTGGCTTCTGATATAATACAACACTCAAGAAAGTATTTTCCTTTCCTGATGTTGGATGTGAAACGGTTCAAGACTATGGTCAAGAATCACTTTGATATCTAATACAACGCTATACAACGTAATATACTGCAATATAAAGGAGACAAATATATGTCATTCGCAGCTCTTAAAAAATCTCGTTCTGCATCACTTGATAAACTGAATGCACAACTGGATAAAATTTCCCAAAAATCTTACTCAGATCCGAACGAAGGAAAGTTCTGGAAACCTACTCGTGATAAAGCGGGCAATGGGTTTGCAATCATTCGTTTCTTGCCTGCGCCTGCAGGTGAAGAGATGCCTTTCGTGCGTATTTGGGATCACGGTTTCCAAGGACCATCTGGTCAGTGGTATATCGAAAACTCTTTGACGACTCTTAACCAAGATGACCCAGTGTCAGAGTATAACTCTAAACTGTGGAATTCTGGTATTGACTCAGATAAGGAACAGGCACGTAAACAGAAACGCCGCCTGAAGTATGTCGCAAACATCCAAGTAATCAAGGATGCAGCGAATCCAGAGAACGAAGGTAAAGTATTCCTTTACCAGTTCGGTAAGAAAATCTTCGACAAACTGAACGATCTGATGAATCCTCAGTTCGAAGATGAGACACCTGTAAACCCATTTGACCTATGGGAAGGTGCAAACTTCCGTCTGAAGATCCGTCAGTTCGAAGGTTACCCAAACTATGATAAGTCAGAGTTTGATGCGCCTTCACCATTGTCTGATGATGATTCAGAATTGGAAACCATCTACAACCAAGAACATTCTCTACAGGAACTTCTTGATCCGAAGAACTTCAAGTCCTATGCGGAGTTGAAAACCAAACTATATAGAGTGTTGGATCTTGGTGAAGATGCAGGTCAAACTGCGCCTAGTGCGTATGATGATGAAGATGACGGTCTAGATCTGTCCGCCACACCTTCATTTGCGAAAACTGCTCCAGCGGTTGAAGAGGACTCAATCCCTTTTGATCCCGCTCCTTCTACACCTTCGAGTGTAGACGATGACGATGATGATCTATCAATCTTCAAGGAACTCGCAAAAGGTTAAGACGGTATGAACAAATCGACATCTGATATTATCGATTTCGACTTTGGTTTCAGTTTCATCGATGATGAAATTGAAGCAGTAAAAGAAACTGCAGTAGCTACTAAAGCTGCTGCAGAAGATCTTGAAGGACAACTCAGTGATCTCATGAATGAGAAGATTGCACTAGAAGCAAGACTGGAAAAACTGTTCCAATCAGTAGTTCCATTCCTTGATAATCTGTGTAAATCACCAGAGAAGAGTACAATCTTCTGGCCTGATCGTGTCGAAAAGATCGAAAGTTACAAAGAAAAGTTGAGAACAATCGCAGAAGGGTAATAGACTATGAGTCTTTTAGACAAAATGCTCAAATCGGGCGCAGTGAAGTCTTCCTCAGTTCTATCTAAATCAAAGTTTTTCGAAGAGAAGAATCCCATTCAAACGGAACTTCCTATCGTCAACATTGCATTTAGTGGATCGCTGAATGGTGGACTAATCCCAGGCCTTACTGTAATTGCAGGACAATCAAAGTCATTTAAGACTCTGTTGTCACTGTATTGCATGAAGGCATATCTAGACAAGTATGAAGACGGTGTTGCACTGTTGTACGACTCTGAGTATGGTATCACACCAGAGTATCTAGAAAGTTATAACATTGATACGGATCGTGTGATCCACATCCCAATTGAGGATGTTGAACAACTGAAGTTCGATGTTACTAAAAGGTTGGAACAGATTGAGAAAGATGACAACGTGTTCATCATGATTGACTCTGTTGGTAACCTTGCATCCAAGAAGGAAGTCGACGATGCGATGAACGAGAAAGCAGTCGCTGACATGTCTCGTGCAAAAGCATTGAAGTCTCTCTTCCGTATTGTTACACCCAAGTTGACTGCAAAGAACATTCCGATGATTGCAATCAACCACGTGTATCAAGAGATCGGTATGTTCCCTAAGGCTGTCGTATCAGGTGGTACAGGGATCTACTATTCTGCAAACCAAATCTTTATCATCACCAAATCGCAAGAGAAAGATGGTACAGATCTCGCAGGATTCAAGTTCACAATCAACATCGAAAAGTCACGTTTCGTAAAAGAGAAGTCGAAGTTACCTTTCACAGTTCTTTACGATAGTGGTATCCAGAAGTGGTCTGCATTGTTTGACCTCGCACTGGAAGCTGGGTTTATTTCCAAGTCGACACAGGGTTGGTATAACCTTGTAGATTTGGACACAGGAGAAGTTATCGAACCTCGTCGTCGACTAAAAGACATCGAACAAGATGACGCATTCTTTGAGAAACTTGTTGCCAATGACGCATTTAACGTGTATATTGAGCGCAAGTATAAACTAAACGTGGCGGACAGCGATGATAGAACAGACGATCTTATCGAATCTCCTTCTGAATGAGGAATACTACCGCAAGGTATATCCCTATCTGAAGGAAGATTACTTTGAAGACATTACGTTGAAGAAGGTCTTCCAGACTTTCTCATCGTATGTCGATCAATATAAGGAGCCTCCCTCTGTGGAGGCCCTTAAACTTTCCATTGACAAACGAAAAGACTTGAATGAGGATCAATACAAGGATGCACAGTCTGAATTGACTGGGTTCAACCGTGATACCTCAACAGATCTCCAATTCCTAATTGACGAGACAGAGAAGTTCTGTCAAGATCGTGATCTATACAATTCTATTCGTAAGTCAATCAATATCTTGGAAGGCGGGGATGGTGAACTTGATAAGGGTTCCATCCCCAAACTTCTGTCCGACTCACTGGGTATCAGTTTTGATACTTCAGTTGGTCACGACTTCTTGGAAGAGTATGACTCACGTTATGAGTTCTACCATCGTAAAGAAGAACGCATTC